AGCATTTATTAATATTAAGGACGCCTTATGGTACTTTGAAATATTTGACTTTATCTCTAGGGAGGGTCATATATACCCTACTAGGATTACTATGAGCGATATAAACAAGGAGCTTGCACCATATCACGATGCACTTATGTGGAAGCCAGTGTATAGCTTAGGATTTAAGTTAAAGGAGATTACAAATGTTTGAAAAAGAAGTTGAAAAAGTAATTGAACAATACATATCAAATAGTTGGTATGCAAGTACTTATAGAACAGAGAGCATACAAGAGGATATATCTAAGCGAGTTTATCACGCTCTTCCATTTTCTGAAGAGATAGTAGATAATCTCGTGAAATATCCAAGTTTGTATAAAGAGCTATCAGATATAGTTAAACAAGAGTTCCCTTTACTGCATAGTTGCATTACTTTTATGAGAAATGAGCGGATAAATACTTATAGCTTTCGTTCTATTTTAACTGACAAGAACCATCGTAACGAGTTTAGTAAAGCAGCCAATGCTCTTAAACTAAGGGTTGTTCAAGAAGAGTTAAAGCCTTATGCTAATAGGTTATTTAATGAACTACCATCGTTAGAAAGTAGAGCTAACGATTTATTTGAAAAGGAGAACCAATGAGAAACATTAAGTATAAACTCTATTCTCCAAGCTGGAACAAGGTGTTTAGAGTAACAAATATAGCTTTTAATAAACAAGGGCTAATAGAAACTGTTGCTGTACCAATGAAAGATGCCTTACCAGAATACTATGGAGATACTAATCTTGTTCTTGACCTTTATCCTAAAGATAAAATCGAACTACTAGAATTTACTGGACACTATGATATTGACGGTAATGAGATTTACGAAGGGTATATAGTGCGTTTTGCAATCCCAAACCCAACAGGCTATGAGAACTACGATGGAGAATGGGTAGATACTACTCAGGAAGAGCCTTGTGGAGAAGTTGTTTTCAAAGATGGCTGCTATTGCGTGAAGTATCCTAATGGCGAGCTACTACCTTTTAATACTCCAACATCAGAAACAAATAAAGCACCTATCATAGAATTGTTTGAAGTTATAGGCAATATCTATGAGAACAGGGAGTTACTCGATGACTAACTTTAAAGAAGAGACTATGCGTCTCATAGGAGACCATAAGATAGATGAGTACAGGTTTGAGTATATAAGAGATTGGTATCACTCAAACAACCCTATCTACATAGGCAAAGATAAAATCGCTTGGGATGAGATACCTGAAAGTGAGCTTAACTATGATAGGGGCTATGGCGTACAGTATTGGAGAGGTTATGTAACCTTTAAAGATACGCTTGGTTGGTTTGAGCGAGATACAAATGATGGTGCTGAGTGGTGGTCTTGGAGAAGCAGACCTTATCTAACGCAAGACGAGAGGAGAAAACTAGATGATAAAAATATATGAAGTGAGAATACTAAAAGATGACAGAACCTGCTTTCATCAATGTTTCTTTGATGAGAAGCTAGCAGAGTTTGAAGCAAATCAGCAAAACGAGAGAGCTATCAAAGAGAACGACACAGCCTTTTTCTTTGTTAAGCCTCACGTTGTAAAGGACAGTTATGACAAAGAGTTACGAAGTTTATAGCTTTGATAGGAGCTTGAATGAAGCTAAGACAATAGCTACATATACATCACGCACAGTTACTCTTGCTAGAGCTAAAGAGCTTAATGATGCCCTTAAACCTAAAGAGAGAAGATATAAGGGCTACTACATAAAGGAGGTTTAAATGGACTTTAGAGACAAGGTAACAGAGTTTGCTAGAGAGATAGCTACAACTCTAATAAAGAAAAATGAGAGCTATGGCAACTCTGCATTTGAGCCTGTGAGGATATTTAGCAAGGCTGATGAGCTAGAGGGTCTTAGGGTGCGTATAGATGACAAGCTAAGCCGTATAGCAAAAGGCAATGAAAGCTATAACGAAGATACTATAACTGACCTTATAGGCTATCTAATACTACTAAAAATAAAGGAGAGTGAAAAGTGATAAATGGCAGCAAGCAAAAGAGGATACTTGACTGGGCTTTAACAAGTGGAGACAGAACAGAGTTTAACGTTAGGGATGTAACTATGACCCTTACAGACATCTCTTCAGATTTTATGGCTAGTTACAGAGCTAACAATATGTCTGAGATGATTTATGAGTATTGCTCTTACGTCTTTTGGCTAAGGGTGTTTCAAGCTAGATTAATCTCAACATTTTACGGAGATGACTATATAGAGCATAGAGCAAACGTAGCCTACATAAATGATATGACTAATCAAGGATTTTTAATGCTTGAACTACTAAGCAAGGTAATCCCTGTTGGTAATGTAGATTTAAATATGGCTATGGAGTATCTTATACGTGCCTATGAAGAAGGCAGAGACAAAGAGCAGTGCAAAGAGGACATAAAGGAGCTTATCTTTGGCGAGGAGATTATTAAAGAAAAATGATAAAACACTTATCATAGACGCAGATAGCTTGCTCTATGAGGCTGCTAGCGTTAATGAGAGCACCTTTGACTTCTCAGAGGATAACCAAGTAGTAGTCCTAGATGAAGAGGGAGCAAGAAAGAGTTTAGATGAAGCAATAGAGAAGCTAAAGGATAACACCAAATGCTCTAAGACGCAGCTTTATCTTACAGGTAAAACTAACTTTAGGTATGACATATTACCAACCTACAAACACAACAGAAAAGACCTACCAAAACCACAGCTCTTACCAATGCTAAAAGAGTATGCAGTAACCAAGTATGGTGCAAAGATAACCACTAAGATAGAAGCAGATGACGCCTGCTCTATACACCTTAGCAATGACCCAATAAATAACATCTTAGCTCATATAGACAAAGACCTAAACCAAGTTGAGGGAGAGCATTACAACTGGCGTAAGGACTTAAGATATGAGCTTAGCTACGCTCAAGGACAGCGTGTATTCTTTACACAAGTACTTACTGGAGATAGCACAGATGGCTATGGTGGCTGTAAAGGCATAGGTAAGAAAAAGGCTGAAGAAATCCTAAATGAATACCTAAAGTGGTCTATAAGCTTAGAAGGTAACAAGATAGTAAAGAAAGCACTACCTTGTAAAGATATTTGGGAGGCTATCCTCTCTTGGTATATGAAGCCTTACTATGACAAGTGTGAGGGCGACATAGATAATTACTTTATGTATGCCAATGATGACGCAATAGTCCAAGCTAGAGTAGCAAGGATGCTAAGAGTTGATGAGTTTAAAGGTGGTAAGCCTATTCTTTGGAGCTATGAACCCCTTAATATTGACCTTAGAAACGCACATTTACCCACCCTTTAGAAACCCCCTAAAATAGGGCATTTGAAATCACACGCCACTTATAGGAGAAAAACACATTCTCCAAGGGGGGTAAGGGGGGTTATATAGATTATCTAAAAGGAGAGTTATGGCTATACCTATAAGCATAGACCACGAGAGATTAATAGTAGCTTTAAATGAAGCTTATCCTAGATTATCCATAAGAAACTCTAAGAGCCTTGACTTTAACCTAACTAAGAAAGAACTTTACTTTAAGCTAGGACAAAGAAGTGTTATAGATTTTTTAATAGATGAACTAGAGAAACTTAAACAAAGGAGAGATTAGCAGGTGTTTGGAGCTAAACTTTTTAGGGAGATGATAGCACAATCACAAAGAAACATAGAGGCAGCCTCAAGGGCTTCTCAGGCTAATCTCCAAACAGCAGAGATAGGTGTAAGTGAGAATACAGCCAAAGGCAGAAGAAGACGCAGAGGCTTATCAGGACTTACTATACAAAAGACAACAGATGCCTTAACAGGGCTTAATATACCAACAAAGGAGGACAGATAATATGTGCGGAGGCGGAAAACACAGGTCACCAGACCCACAACCAGCACCACCACCACCAGCTCCAGCAGAGACAGCAGAGTTAAAGGTAGGGGATAGTGATGATACAAAGAACCAAAGAAAGAAACGTAAAGGCAGCTCAAGGCTTACCATACCAATCCAAAAGACAACTGATAGCTCCACAGGCTTAAACGTAATGAGCTAGAGGGGGTTAAATGGTAGAGGTAACATCTCTAGCTACAAGATACAAACAGCTAGAAAATAAACGCAGTAGTGTCCTAGAGAGAGCAAGAGAGTGTGCTAAGCTAACTATACCTTCATTACTACCTCCTGATGGTAGTGACGAGCAAACAAAGCTTTATAAACCCTTTCAGTCACAAGGAGCTAGAGGTGTTAATACATTAGCTTCAAAGCTTATGCTAACGCTATTACCACCTAATAGCCCCTTCTTTAGATTTACTATTGACCCTAGCTTAATCCAAGAGGGCTCTAAGAGTGAAGATGTAGAAGCTACATTATCACAGATGGAGAGCGTGCTTGTAAATCACATTGAAGCTAGTGGAGAGAGGGTACAAATCTTTCAATTCTTAAGGCTATTAATCATTACAGGTAATGCCCTTTTATACTTTCCTAGTGACGTTAAAGGAGCATCCTTAAAGATTTATAGACTAGACCAATACGTTTGTCAAAGAGACCCCTTAGGTAATCTACTAGAGTTTCTGATAAAAGAGCAGATAGCCCCTATGGCTATTACTGATGAAACTATCAGAAACGCAGTACTAGCTAAAACAAAGCAACTAGAAAGCTCAAAGAACTATGTAGAACTCTATACAAGGGTCTATCTTGATAAGGATAAAGACAAATGGATAACAGCTCAAGAAGTAAGTGGCTTTAGCTTACCTGAAGCTGATGGAGAGTTTGAAAAAGATGAGCTACCTTATCTAGCTCTTAGGTGGTCTGCACTACCTAATGAGAACTATGGTAGAAGCTATGTAGATGAAGTCATAGGAGACTTAAGGAGCTTAGAGGGCTTATCTCAAGCAAGGCTAGAAGCTAGTAGTGCAAGTGCAAAGGTATTATTCTTTGTAGCACCTAATGGCACAACTAGAAGTGTTGATATAGCAAATGCTGAAAACCTAGAGGTGCTTGAGGGTAATGCAGAAGATGTTAGCGTGCTTCAGGTTAATAAAAATGCAGACATTGCAACTATAAGAGAGAGCGTTAATGACCTTAAGCAAGACCTTGCGTTTCACTTTATGATGAACTCAAGCATACAAAGGCAGGCTGAAAGAGTTACAGCTGAAGAGATAAGGACAATGGCAAGTGAGCTTGAAGAGAGCTTAGGTGGTACGTATAGCGTGTTATCTCAGGAGTTTCAACTCCCTTATATAAAGTTAAAGATACAAAAGCTAAGGGAGAGTGGAGCATTCCCTGAGGGTAGTGAGAACATAGAACCACTTATTACAACAGGCTTAGAGGGCTTAGGCAGAGGACAAGACTATAACAAGATTATAACCTTTATGCAAACAGCTAGCACCTTAGCACCACAAGCAGCCTCTATGCTTAACTATGAGTACGTACTAAAGAGCCTAGCTACATCGCTTGGCATAAAAGATACTGACATACTCTTGGATGCTGACACCATAGCACAGCAACAACAACAAGCTCAGCAACAAGAGCTTATGAGTAAAGCTACTCCAAACCTAGTGAGTGGCATTAGTAAAGCTATGACAGACCCAAGTGTAATGCAACAAATGACACAAATGCAA